CGGGTAACAAAATGTCGAACAATGCGATCAACGGTGGCAACGCCGTTTTGACCAAATCCAAAAACACCCCGGCAATGTCACCGATGATTGGGAACAACGGGGACAATGATTCCAACAAAGCGGGCAACATGCCCAACAATTCCCCGATGACCGGTTCCAATTTTGTGAACAAGTCTTCCAACAACGGACCCAACGAATCGATGACCGGCATCAACGAATCCAACAACCGGGCGGCGATCGGCAACAAAATGTCACCGACACCCAACAACGAAACCTTCGCCGTTTCCAACGCCTTGTTCATTTTGAAACCAGCGGTGTCTTCCATCGCCGCAAACGCATCATCCAACGCACCCACGTCGTCAGTCATGTTTGCAAAAATTTGCGCGGTGCCTTCAACGTTTGGACCCATCAGGTCCAGCACACCAGACAACGCCCGGATGTTACCGAACACCGCCGACGTTGCTTCGATGTTTCCGTCGAACGCTTCGGTCAGCGTTTGAAGTGTTGCGAACAAACCTTCTTCTTTGATTTGTTCACGTAAACCCGCGGCGGACAAACCCATGTTGGCAAGTGCTTCGTTTGCTTCGCCTGTAGGTTTTGCAACCGTCGCCAAAATCTGACGCAACTGTGTCGCCGCGGTGGACGCATCCGTACCCGTGCGGGACATCGCAGCCATCGCCGCACCGACTTCATCAAACCCAACACCCAACGCGGACGAAATGGGCAACACTTGCCCCATTGCCCCAGCCAGTTCTGCCGGTTCCAACTTTCCTTCACGGACCGCTTCGGTCAAAACGTCAACCGCTTTGGCACCATCCAAAACATTCACGCCATAAGCGTTGACCGCGGACGTTGCCAAATCCGCAATTGTCTTTGTGTCACCCAACCCGGCAGCGGCACCCTTCAGCGACGCTTCAAGAACTGTGATTGCATCGTTCCCACGCAAACCCGCCGACGTAATGAAGAACAACGCGTCCGCCGCTTCTTGCGCGGACTTACCGAACTGTGGACCCAACGTTTTGGCAGCGTCTTCCAATGCCCCAAGTTGATCCGCGGACACGCCAACCAAACCTTGAATCTTCGCAAACGATGTTTCGAATTCTGACGACATTTTCAACGCCGCCGTGCCAATACCAGCGATCGCAGCAACCGCAGCAAGTCCTATTTTTCCGGCAACGGCACCAAAGTTTTTCAACGATGATTGCGCTTTGTTGACACCCTTCGGATCGAACTTCGAAACAATTGGAAGACGAATTGGACCGCCAGCCATTAGGCACCGCCTTTGATTTGGAATTTGCGATTGTAGGATTTCATTACGTCATTGATGATGCCGGTCGCGATCCGGATTGTTGCGGGTCGTTGTTTCAAAAATGCGTCATATGCGTATCGTCCCGCTTTGCCTTTGATTGGTTTCGCCGCCTGCAACGCGTTGATGAATTGATCACCCTGCGTCGTGACACGGTGCGAATACTCACGCGTCATTGTTCCCCGCCCCGTGCGCCGTGTGTACGGTCGCGAATAAACGTTCCCCGGTTGTTTCCGAACACCAGCCAATTCCGCCATGTCAAAACCAACACCACGTTTCCCACCCGTCACCGTCATCACAACAAGATTTGCCCAACCCTTTTGTGAACGCCCCGGATAGAATTCAATCCTTGTTTTGTTCGCACCACGCCACTTCGTGCGCCCCTGAAGTTTCGTTCCACGACGGGAACGTTGCATCCCGGAAATCGGTGCTTCCTTCGGGATCGCACCATCAACCGCCGCCGCGACCGGTGTCAAACCCGTCTTCAACTTTAGGCGCAACATTTTGATCGAATCATTGTCGATCTGTTTTAGTTCACGCACAACACGGGACAAATCCGTTTTGTTCACAGACGCTTCGATTTTCAAGGTGGCTCCAATCCCACCTACAATTCTACCGGCGACGTTGTTGTCGACGGGATTGCCCCATCACGTAACGTTGGATCGTGAACAACATGCGTGGTTCCATGTTCATCAATTCCGTCGGTGACAAACCCGTTTCCACCGCAAGCGTGGCAATGAGCCAATGCATCGAGTCATCCCCGATGCCAACTATTTTTTTGGGTCAGCCGCTTCGACCGCTTCGACGTCGTTCAACCATTCTTCAAATGGTTTCCCCGTCGCCTTCGTCCGGTGTTCAACCGACCACGCTAGGAACATCAAGTGCGTCAACTTGGCATCTTTTTGCAACCGGGACATCGACATATCGAATTTGGTTTCGAATGCAACGATGTCCGCGGCCATGCCGTTGACGACCTTCGGTTCGGATTGTCCGACGTAATGAATGGCTAGTGTGAAATTCATGACGCCAGTCTAGCCGAAATTAGGCTGTGGCGCGTGCAATCCCAGCGGTTCCAGCAAGGTTCCAGGAAACGCTAAGCGTAGCCAAATCCCCGACCGTACTCGAATATGGAGAATAGGAAGAAACCAAAAATTCGCCGGTATAAGACGGATTGGTTGCGGACACGGTTGCCGAAGTTGGGAACACGGTGACGGTTGCGTTCGATCCCAACAATGGGAACAATGTGGCGTCAACCGCTGCTGCGCCGAAATCTTGGTGGAAGTCAAGCGTGACGCTTGCATCTTTCAAGCCGCCGATTCTTGTGCGGTATCCGCTGCCGCCGAATGCGGTAACGTCCTGTTCTTCGGAACTGATGTCCATTGTGACGGCAGCGATACTGTTAGAGAAATCGGTGCCATTGATTGTGATTTTGTAATCAGTCGCTACGAAGCGGCTCATTTTTTTCCCCTTAGTTTGCGTAAACCGTCACGACGAAATCCGCCGATAGGTAAGAAACATCTCCCCCTAATGATACCGCAGTGATGTTTGTCATTGATTCGACCTTTGAATCGTATGCGACACCACCTAGCGTTCCATCGCCTGCAATCGCTTGACGGATGCCACCGGAACCCGATGACGCGTAGCCGTTCAATTTCAATTGTGCGGATCGTTCCGCAGCGCGTCCCACGATCACCGTGACCGTGAATGTGTACGTGGTCATCCCATTTGCCATCGCCCCGAAGTAATCCACGTTGGACAATTGAACGATTGCAATTGGTGGGTTGACGTTGTCCGGAACTTCTGACGCGGTGCGTAGTCCGGAAATTGTGCCGATGCGGTTCGCTAGCCCATCGCGTAGCGCGGTGATGCTCACGCCATCCGCCATTTCTTATATGGCGACAAAAGTTTTTCGACGTCAGGATCGACACGTCCGACACGCAACGATCCCAATTCGTCGTACGAAATTCCCAGCGGCGTGTCATACCGTTTGAACTGTCGCATGGACAAAATGATGCACGCTTGTTTCACCGCGGTCGGTACGGTAGCCCTACCGAACACGCCAACGACTTGCACGGTCGCTTCATGTGCGTTGACATTTCGTGGTTCCCACAATGGGAACAAATATGAACCGATCGCACGAATGCGTGTGAATGGTGTTTCGATGATTCCGCCAATGACACCGTTCAATGGTTCCAACTGATAATCGGTGGTCGCCCATGTCTGATCGAACGTGTCACCCGTCGATGATGTTTTCAACGTGGTCACGGATTGCAGGTCATCAATTTCCGTAAGGAATGGGTCGGTTGGGACATAAATGCGGGTCGCGGTTCCGATGCTATAGAAAACGCGTTCACACCATCCGTCGATTTCTCGTGACGCTGATTCGATGCTGAGTTCCAACAATAGGTCGTCGACGTCATCTTGGATGCGGAATGCGGATTTGACGTCGGTCAATGTTGCGTAGCCGTTGCTTATTGCCATGTGTAAGCCTCCACCTTCTATTCTACCGGGGACCGTGTGGCGGAAAAAAGTTTGTGTGTGTTGTTGCATTTCATTCGTTAGGTGTGTATAGTTATAGACACGACAACGAAAGGAAACACAATGAACACCAAACGAAACGACATCAACTTCCGCAAACTAATCAAGTCGATGAAAATCCGGGTTGAACTTGCTGAAACCGCAACGTCCGAAACCGAACGGGAAATGCACCTGATAAAGGTTCAAGAAATTTCCGACATGATCAAAATTTTGAACGACCGAATCTGACACCGGGTTGTGGCAACAATCCCCCATTTCGATGGGGGATTTTTGCTAGTCCCAACGATTGACGCGACGCGTCGACAACGACCAACCGCCTTCCCCAAAATCATCCCGCGCAATCTTGTCGAAATAATAATCCCGATTCCGGACAAACGTTCGCGCATTAGCCAAACCTAATTTGGCATCGGAATGGATCGTCGATGAATTGTCGTGTTCCACACCCATGTCGATCATGCGGATTGGCACATCATGATGTTCCGCACGTCGCGCCATGTCGTTGTCTTCAAAAAATGCCGGATAAATTCCTTCGTCGAACAAACCCAGCGCCGTGTGCGCCACGTCACCGACCGAAAACACCTGCCAATGGGGAAACACATCAGACAATGTTATTTCGTCCCGACGGGCGTTCTGTAGCCGTTGAAGGGCGCCTGGTCGAAACCACGCATCATTAGACGCAAAAATCCACATGTCATCGTGTGGAAACAACTTGATCCCCAAATTCCACGAACCAGCCACACCCAAGTTCG